GGATCTTTTGATTCAATTCGAAATCTATTTTCATTGTTATAAAGGTGACCGATGTAACTTCTACGTTCTCCACCACCACGGGGATAAAAACTGAGTCCCGCACGATCGCTTCCAACGAGTGCCATCATTTCGCCATTGCTTATGATTTCAAGTGGCGCATTCATATAGTTCCATTTGTTCACATGATTGTGATAAATAACATTATCTTTTGTGCCAAGTGCAATTGTAGAAAAAGGCAGTGTTCCGTTTACGAGTTGTCCATGTGTTGTATCCCAGTTATAAACGGAAGGAACGTCACCTTCCACCAACTGAACACCTGATACAGCAATTGCTTGCATATTATTTAAGAGCCCCTCGCCAAATAAATCAATATACACATAACCATTTCCTTCTACATAGTTGCTCGGAACAGTGAAGGTTAAAGCGTATCTTACTATTTTTCCAGTTTGAATGCTTGGTGCATCGTAAGTTTTTGATGCTCGTCCAAGCTCCACAGGAGTGTCACCGTTATATTTACCAAATATCGCCCTCATGATTGGTTTATTCGTAATGTTTACACGATTATCATTGGTAGTTGCTCTGAAATGAGCCGACAATGTGTATTTCTTACCTGGTTTTACCCCTTCAAATAATGTAAATCGAATCCAGTTTCCTAAATCTATCCGCATCGGATTAACCATTGGCTCATAATTATTAACCACTGGTTTCTCAATATATGGACTAGACATAATTGTCCATGTAGGACTGTATTCGATCTTCAAAAAATTATTATTAACAGTAGTAAAAGAAATGTGTGAAAAGTCATGATCTGGAATGAGATTCGTTCTTGGTGTTACTGAAAATTTCTGCCCGCGCTCATCTTCAAAAAAGAAGTCAGCCATTTTTGCTGTAATACCATTCTTATCGATCGTAACTTTCCCATTTTCGATTTTAATTACATCTGCATTAATACCTGTTGCAGTGAGCCATTTTACAATGGTATCAGCGTTGATTTTCAACTTCGCAACATCAATTTGAATCTGTTCTGCCGTCTGGTTAATAGCAGAAATGATGTCACCCTTTTTAACTTGCGCTAGAATACCTGTATCAAGAACTTGAAGCTTAGAGCTTGTTTCTTTTACGTAAGCATTATATGTGTCGTTTACAAAGGTTTCATGCTTTCTAGAAATAATTGAAACGCCTTCTCCATTTGCTGTGATACTTCTTTCTAACTCTGTCACTTTCTGATTGTATTTATCGGTAGCTACTTTATTAGCAATATCTTCAATCATTTTATCAGCATCAGTTTGATCTTTCGGATGTAACCAAAATTCTGTAGCGACTTTACCTCGCTGCAGCATAGGCATACAGAACCAAGCTCTACCATTTCTTTGTACGTATGGTCGAAACCTTACAAA